CTTGGCTTTAGCAATTTCTTCTTTAAGTGCAAGTTTTTTCTTTTTTATATCTCGCTCTTCGTCAAGCTCTTCATCAAATGAAAAATTATCTTCCATTATGAAATTTATTTCTTCATCATCTAAATGAGGCTTAGTATTTTTGTAATATTCTTTTAACAAAACATTACCATCTACTTGAGAAAAGTCAGTGTCTAGTCTAACATAGTCTTTAACTGTTCCACCTGTTTCTTCCATAAACTTAACTAGTTTATTTAAATCTTCAGGTAATTCTACTACTCTTCTTAATTTTGTAGGGTCTTCTTGTTTATTAGTATCTTCAACTACGGGTTCTTCAGTAACTTCTTGAACAACGTTGCCTTGTACTTTTTCCTCTTCAACAACTTTTTCAACTACAGGTTCATCTTCTTTTTTTGATAAATCTATTTTAGTTTCAGTAATTTCTTTAATGTTGCTTAGGTTTTTTGGTTTTTTCTTTATTTTAAATTCACCTTGAGTCAACTCGCCTCCTGGTGTTTCTTTTATTTCTTCTGACATAATATAATATAATAGTTAATAATTACTCTAATAAGCCCTGAGGCGTTGAGTCTTGTGCTTGTCCACCTTGATTAAAATCTATAGGTGGTAAATCTAAATTTCTTTGTTGTATCATTTCACTCTGCTGAGTGCCTTCTAGTCTAGTCCTATCATCTTTACGATCTTCGATCATTTTTTCTTTACTACCTAGTTTATCAATCTCCATTTGCTTCAACTCTTTATCAAATAAAAACTGCATTTCCGCCATTTGCTTTTTCATATCATACTCTTGCTGCATTTTGTTTATTTCAAAATTAGACTTACCTTGAGCAATTTGCAATGTAGTCTCTGCAAGAGCTTGTTGTTTCTGCATTTCAGCCGCGGCAGATCTTTCAGAAGCTTCTGCATTTGCATTTGCTTGAGCTTGTATATTAGCTTGCTGAGCTTTTTGATCTTCAGCTGCTTTTTGTTTTCTTTTTAATTTTAAAAACTGATTAGCTAATTTAAGATTTTTTATATCTCTTATTTCTACAGCATCTTCTAAGTGTATAGTATTTGTTTTTAAAGCGGCTTGAATATTGTTTTCTAATTGTGCTTTTTCTTCTTCGTCAGGGACTAAGTCTAAATATATTCCAAACTCAAACATGTTTAACTTATACATGTCTTCTAAAGTTCCTACGTTATAAGAACTAATACTATTTTTTAAAGCCTCTTTTGTTAATGGAAATTCTAAAGCATCGCTTATTCTTAATGATATATTTTCACATGCTCTTGCTGATAAGTATAAACTTGCTTGAACTATATGCTTTGTAGCTGTGTTAGAATTGGCAGCTGCAAGTTTTTGTAATCCAACTAATGAGTCTTTGTTTGGTTGACTACCATCTCTAGCTTCGTTAAGTCCAGTAACATCTCTCATCATCTGTAGGTAATACTGATAAGTTTGTATTAACGACTGCATTTTACCACCACCAGAACTAGACTGTAATTCTTGTATAGGTACTTTACCAGGATTCATATTACCATCCTGAGTCATAGACCTACCTAATATACTACCAGTTTGAAAATACATATTTAAAGCTTCAGCTGGGTTATAATTGGTACCATTGCCAAGATCTACTTCTGCTAGTCCATCAACATCTAAATAAACACCATCAGGAACTAATCTTGATAAAACTTGTTGTAATTTAAGATGTGTTAATTGTATCATATCAGCAAACCCTGTCATACGACCAACTAAAGACTCTATTCTACCTTTGTACATTTTTGGAGCACATATATTATAGCTCATATTTACTTTAACAACATTAGCTTCTGGTCTTACCATATTTTTAGCAACACCCCATCTCAACATCATATCGTGACCTAATATTTTAGCTCCTGAATATAGTACCTCTATGGATCTTGAAACTCTATCAAACTTGTCGTTTTTAGGTGGATTAAATGTATCAGGTTTTTCTAATGTTTTTTCTAAACCAGTTGCTGTTTCTTTTATTTTAAACACTTGATCTTGATAAGTTTTATATTCAAAATAAAGAACTGCTATACTATTATTATCTTGTCTTCCGTTAAATTGATAATTATAACTTTTACTTCCTGGATACTGTTGTATAGTTTCCATTTCTTCATCAGTTAAACCTGGAAACTCTTTTTTAAGCTCATTTAAGCTAACATATTTAACCTCTCCAACATACCATATATCTTGAAAGTTAGGATCATCAGTATATGAATAAACTATATCAGCAGGATCAACATATTCAACTGTTACACCCTCAGATAAATTAAAGCTAGTTTTAACAGCACCTATACCTAACACAACTAAATCTTCAGCAATTCTTCTTCTAACTAAATCATACTTATTAAAAGCTAAAGTATTATTAATAGCTTCTTCTTCTGCTATTTCAATAGACTGCTTGTATGTAAGCTGCATATGTAAGTCTAGCTCTTCTTGATTTTGAGGCAAGTCTTCAGGATTAGCGGTGCTATGTAAGTCCATACCTGACACTTGTTTAATTTTCTGAATAAGCTTTTGAGAATTTATATCTCTTAATATTGTTTCAGCATATCTAGTTCTTTTTTTCAAAGACTCTGGATCTTGAGCATAAGCTTTTATATCATAAAGCTTACCATCCATACCGTTAACAACTATATCAACAAACTTAGGTATTATAGGTACAGGTTTCCAGTCTAAATTTAAATAAGATAAATCGCCATTTATAGCTAATTCATCTTTGTATTTTTGTACAGACTGTTCACCTCTAGCATAAAGTCTTAAATTTCTAAAGTTATTGTAATTAGTATTGTATCTTCCAGACACTCCTGATCTAGTACCACTAAACCAATCACCTTCAATAGCTCTACCAACTTGTCTTCCGTAATCTAAGCTATCTTTGACCTCATCAGGTACCACCTGATCTGGAAAAGAACTACCATTATAAGTTTGTATTTGCATTTATTCGTTTATTTTAGATAAATTTCCTTTGTTATCATAAGTTTTTATACCTAAGTTAACTTTATTTTTAATAACATTAGCTGTTGGAATATACTTATTCCTATTGCAAGCCATAATAGCTAGACCAGAGCTTATAGAAGCATCGTGCTTTGTTCTATTATTTATATCAAAAGCAGCCCAGTCTTCTAAAGTCTTTTGATGATACATATCACCTGTATCATTATCTAAAAATCCTACATAATTTTCTATATAAGATTCAATAGCAGCTGCATGAGCTTGTTTAATATCTTCACTTGAGTTAGGTATACCACCTATTTCTTTTTCGGTTGTAGAAAGTTTATTCCAAACTTTATCAGGACGATTCATTGAAAAACCTCTATAACCTCTACGTTTAAAATAATAAAGTAATCTTGGTTTGTTGTTTTCAGCAAGTATGGGCATACCATAAAATACACAAGCCATCAATACGTCTTCAAAAAATATCTCAGCCGTTTGTGGTCTTGATATATATTCTAAAAAGAAATGGTAAGTAGGAGCATCTTCCATGCTAAATTTAGTTAAGCCATGTAAAGATCCATTAGATCCTTTTCCATCTACTGTTCCGCTAATATCGTAACTATCACAACCAAAAGCTCCAATATGTTCATTGCCAGGATACTTGTATCCTTTTCTTAGTATCACTTGGTTTTGTAAATTATTAGGTGGCACCCAAGTTATTTTAAATCTACCGCTTTTACTAGGCACAAAAATAACATTAGTATCTTTAACACCATTAGCCCATTGAAAACCGCCTTGTGTAACAGCTTTATCATTGCCTACTTCATTGTTATAATCTATCTGTTGGTATATTCTAGTTAAATTAAATAAACTATGTTTAGACTCATCTCTAAACGCATGAGCTTCAGTTCTTGGAAACTGTCTATAATATTCATTTAAACTATCTTGATCTCTTTTTAATCCTTCAACTTCGTTTTCCCAGTGCTCAACAACGCCTGTTGTAATGTCATAACCGTCAATTCCTTTGACTTTATTGTTTTTGACAGCGAAGACAGGTAGTCCATAAGTATCAATGAATCCTTCGTAGTTCCACTCCATAGGGACGAACAAGCTATAGAGTCCAGAAGATGTTTGTCCATTACGATTTCTTTTTGTAACGTCTGAATTATAGTATAGTTTTTTGAAGTTGTTTCCACCTTTATCTAAAGCATTTGAAGTTGAGCCCATCATACATTTACCTACAATTCTTGAACCAAGACGTAGTGTAGTTTTTGTAACTCTCCAGTTGTTTAATATGTTATCAGGTCTTTCCCATTTACCACTTTCATCATGAGCTAATAGTTTTAGCTTTTCACCATCATAAGAGTTATCACCTGTATTTTTCCAGTCAATAGTTGTGTCAAGTCCATCTAGTTCCCTAAGCTGTTCATTCGATTCAAGCTTTCTTCTAGTAAGTTTCGATGCTGGAACTCTATACGCCAACTCAGTTTTTGGCCGGTCCATACCATCTTGAATGGGTTTAAAAAAGAAAGGGTAGTTAACTGATATGGGTACAACTTTATCTGTAAACATTTTTTTGGCATCTGCTCCAGATTTGGAAAGTATACCGAATCTTGAGTCGGAAGATATTGTAGCTTGGTTAACAAGTTCCGCGCTTGACATAAAAGAGAATCCAGATCGTCTGTTTTTGAGATAGCACATTCCGTAACACCTTGCATCTGCTTTACATGCTTCCCAAAATATAAAGAAGAGTCTGTTTGCTTCTCTATAGTCTGGTGCTCCAATATCGATTTTTGACCATTGGAGGTACATGTAATGAGTACCAGTAATGTAATTAGCCACGCCGTTATTGTAAAACCAATAACCATTCTCTCTTCTTTTAAATTCTTCGTCGATATAGTCATACCATTTTTCTTTAAACTCTGGCGGGTATTCTTCCCAGTCAAATCTACTCTTTATTCTACTTAATTCTTTTGGGTAGTCTTGTCTTTCCCAGTGTTGTTCCGCTTTTTTTTCACTTCGTTTAAACGGTTTATCTGTTGCTGGTAAAGCAATCCTGAGATTCTGTATTTCAATGATTTGTCCAATTTTTCCAGTTTTACTTATTACTATAAAATTATAATCAGAGTTATATCCATACTCCCATTTTTTAAATCTATTGTTTTTAGCTAATATCTTAGGATTTACAATGTCATTAACTTCTTCCCAAAGATTTTGATTATAGCTCACTTGCTTCTCCCTTCTGCAAAACCTCTAAAAGTTTTTTGTTCTTTAACTTCTTTTGGTTTTTCATTTAAAATATCTTCTTCTAACTGTATTCTGTTCAATATTTCAAAAGCATCAAATATAGCTAGCTTTTTAGTAGCGGCAGCATTTTTTAATCTATCAGCGCTTACATCGTCGTCTGAGTCTACAATCTTTTCTTTTGCTACCTTGATAAGTTCCTCAACTGCTTTTTGCCCAGCTTGGATTATTTTCTTCTTCGTTTCCTTGGTATTCATGCGTTAAAGCTATATCATTTGATTTCATACAATAAAGACGTTCACCTTCAATAATAAACTCAAACTCAGAGTTAGGTGTAAACGTAATAAGTGTTCCAGGTGTTATTCCTATGGCTTCTAATGAAGTATTACTATACTTAACAATGCCAACATTAGGTTGTTCTTTTCTATTCTCTAAGATACTTTGGTTTTTTATAGGTTTTACAAAGCAATAATTTAAATGTGATTTTAAATTATACATATAAATTTGATCAGGCAACACGAAGTATAAGTCGTCTTTAAAATAAGTAGAGCTATTTCTTTCTTTACCTTTTTGATCATACCACCTTCTAAATATATTATGATGAATATATAATTCATCTCCTATATTTATTTTAGTAGCATAAGCTGCAGGAGTTGAAACTACTACAGCTTTTTTACTAATAAATCTATGGTCTTCAATGCTAGTATTGATAATAAGGTTATTACCATCAACTTGTCGTATATTGTCATATCTTTGTTTTAAAGGTTTAACAATAAAGCTATACAAGCTTTTCATCAATACGACAAATGATACTCTACAGATATTGACATATTAGCGTTAAATTTTTTCCAAGGCAAGACTTCATCATTTTTAGTTATAAAAATATTGTATGATTGATCTTTATCTTCAAAAAGAATATCACTAATAGTATGTCCACCATAAACCTCTTGTCCTAAGGAATAATGCATTGCATCGTTTTTATAATCAGAGCCTATGCTAATTTTTCTTATTTTAGACATCTTGCTCTATAAAAGTATAAGTGCCATCTATCAAGTTAATGTTTACGGCACCATATTCTGACTCCAACTCGTTCTTAGTTTCATCAATAACCTTGTCTAACTCTTTGGCTTCATGTAGCACAGCGTGGTATTGTCTAGATATTACACCTATCTTCTCGTTTAATTGAGAATTTTTTAGCTGTTGTTCTTTTATTAGTAATAGTTGTTTTTTACTTATTGAATTTGTTTTTTTACTCATTTGATTTGATTTGATTGTTTGTTTTGTTTTATTAATATACTGCTACTAAATTACTTCCTGCAGTTATTCTTTTTGCTAATATAGGAGATTTATCACCTACTGTTTTACCTGGTTGGCATAATGGAAAATTCACAGTACTACCAGCTTCAGTAACTAAGCTAACTGTTTGTGCTGCATTTCCGTTGTATACTACACATCCTCTTTGTTGTGTATTTGGTATGTTTATAGCTACATCTTGAGCTAGTTTAAAGGTTGGTAAAACGCCTGCTCCTACTCCATCAGCTAGAGTTATAGTCTGAGGTGCTGCAAGAGTTGGCAGAGTATATCCACTACCTACCGCAGCTATAGTTACTCCAGTTAATAATAAACCAGCTACAGTAACTTTAGCATCTCCATTGCCTCCACTAACCTCTAATAAATCACCTACTTCATATCCTTTACTTCCTAAGTCAGATATGTTAATTGCGCTTATAACACCAGCATTAACACTAACATTAGCTTTAGCTCCTGTACCAGATCCGCCAGTTAAAACTACGGATGTTCCAGCACTATATCCAGTTCCCGCGTTAGTAATTGTCAAACCACCAACAAGAGCACATATTTCTCCTACTGATATTCCGTTAACTGTCAATCCAGAACCACCACCACCGGTTGTAGCTATACCAGTTAAGCTACTATAACCTTCAGTACCTACTGTAAAATTTGTAAATATGTTAGGATTTGAATTATCTACAGCTCCTATTACTATTGCTTTAGCATCGTGACCAAACACTCTTGGTTGTGCCATTGTATTTCCTTCTAAACCATCTAGTGTAGGTTCCCAACTATTATATGCCATAATTATTTATTTATTTTTGTTATTTTTTCAGCACCTCTGCTTCCAAAGTATGCTACATAAACTGTTACCAGTAATGTTTTTAATAAGTTTATCCATGATTCGTCTACGTCAAATTGTAAATGAAAAGAATCTACAGCCATCATGAAAACTGCAGAAACTGTTAAAAACACTAAAGCTAATGGTCTAGTGTTCTTGCTTAGCCATGAGTCTGATTTCATATCAGACCTCCACCTGCTAGATACTTCTTTCATTTCAGCTATATCCTGCTCTATAAGTTTCATAGCTTGTTCTTTATCAACAGCCTTGATCTTAGTATCACTTGATATAAGGTTTTTTACTACACCAAGTGTACCTTGATTAGGAAGTACATCGCCTAAAGCTTGAAGTACTTTAGGTGCTTTGCTTGATAGAAAGGCACCTATTTTAGTTTCATTAAATGTTTTTTTCATAATAACTCATGAATATATTCATTTTCTTTTAAATTCCAAACAACATATAAATTAAAAATATCACCACCTACTTCTCTAAATGGACCTTTAAATAAAGATTCAAAAATATTTTCTTCTAAGAAGTAATCATCTAATTCCCAATCTTGACCGTGATCAATATTATCCATCTTAATAATGTATATGTTAATACCATGCTTACTATATTTAACAGTTTCATGATTTAAAAATACAGTATCTTTTTTGTTAAATTCTAAATTATCTAAAGCGTTAATATCAAATTCAACTTTTCTTGATTTTTTTAATAAATTGTATTGTTGTTTAGTGTAGTGTTGTGTTTGAGTAGTACCTATGATAGAAGATACAGTAAATAATGTTAATAATAAGTTTTTCATATATATTGGTTTTTTGGTTTATAATGTTCTGTTATATATATAATTACATATTAAAAATTCACCTTTACATTAGCGCAACATGCCTGATACTTTTTTCTTTCTTTTTTTAGCTGCAGCTTCAAATCTAGTTTTATTAAACTTAGATTGTTTACTTTTTGTAACTTCTGGATTACCAGTAACTCCTGCTTCAAGTTTTTCTTTAACACTACGTTTATTGGCTTTTTTACGGTATTCCATGTTACGGTTTTCAGTTCTAGAGCTCTTGGTTTCTTTATCAGCAGCCATAGTGTTTCTACCACCCTTAACTTGTCTTGTAAATCTTGTATTTTTTCTAGAGAGTTTATCTTCGTTTACAGCTTTTCCAGAACCTTGAGTACCTTCAAGTTTGAAAGATTTAGTTTTAGTACCTTTACCTATTAACTTGTTTTTTGTTTTAGCAGTGCCAGTAAGTGTAGTACGACCTTTTGCTTTTTTAGCATTTGGATCTAAACTATCACCAACCTTACCTGTATCACTACCTTTTCTAGTAGTTACACTTTTCTTGAATTTATCTTTTGCAAAATCTCTTCCTTTAGTGTTTGCTGCTTTTTTACCAGCTTTCTTCTTATATTTAGAAACAGTTTTTTCACTACCAACAGTGTTGTTTTCACCGCCTTCGTAGTTTTTATCAAAACCTTTGCTAGCAGAGTC